TCCTTGATCCGCTCCCATTGATCATTTCTTAATGTGTGCCGGTCTTGCATCGCATAGCCTCCCATGACGGTTTTTATGCGATGATATCATACTATATACTAATTGTCGACAGGCTCTAAGAAAGATGGACTGTCGATTTTCGAATGCGTTAATTTGACTACGTGAGTGGCAAAACTTACACTGGCTGCATTCGTTGCAGCATCTTCTAGCCAAAGGGTAGCTTCATATTTTTTCTGTAACGTGTCACATTTTTTCTGATAGTTGTACTGTATCTCAGACCAATCTATGTTTTCAGGTTTTTTGGTAAATTGCCGCATCTTGAAATATTTATCTCGTTGGAATTCAAGTGATGTTTGAGACTCCTCTTTTTTATTCTTTTTAAGGTCGAAAAAATCCTTCAGGTGTTGTTCACCAAAATAGCGTTTTTCTTCATAAGACTTGGCAACCGATTTTATCAGTGTATTCTTCAGATATTTTTCTTCCTCTGCGTCCTGCTTTGATTGCAGGAAGCCCCGAATCATATCATTCCATGTTTGAATATTCTCTGTATTCATTAATCACCAAGCTCCTGATAAAGCCCCAAATTTTTGTGGTAGCAATAATCCTGATGCTGGCTATGACCATATTCTGTTACCCGCAACTCTCCAAACCGCCTGCTGACCCCGGATAATGCCAACCCAAAAGATTCTGAAAGTTCAGAATAAATTTTATGTTCATCCAGATCAACCCAAAAATTGCTATTCCGGCCTCTTTCAGGCTCTTGAGCATCGGGAATAATATTGGCGACCGACCTGGCATCACCCATCTTGGGGGGATAAACATGCTCATTCAGCCATTGCCAATACGGCCGCGGACATTCATCTTTCACGCACAAAAAATAAGCTTTATCCTTATCGGATTTTCGAAAGCGCTGCTGACGCTGGACTTCGCCGCACCAATAGGGTTTGTTCTCCCACCAGACCTTGGCGTTTTTAGGGCCTGAAAAAAGCTGCATAGCCAGCGCCTTATGCTCCAGCTCATTCAAATTGCAGTATCTGCCATTTTTCGTTTTATAGTTGTTGGGCAACGTAATTCTCGGTTTGGCATCAATCGCCCGGTACTGTTCTTCATTGAGAATATTCAGTTCAGTAAATCATGTGACGCCATTTGGATTTCGCAGGATTCAAAGCCGGGCCGGGCAAAACAGACTTCTTTCCCATGGAGCGCCTTGTAGTTCTGGTTGAGTAACAGGATGTTGGGTGTATCAGGTAACAGGTCACGATGCCGTAAAACCCTGCCGGCCAGTTGAATGATCGAGCGCATGGAACTGGGTTCGACAATTGCCCAGTCGTAATCATGATCCCGCCCAACCTCGGCTACCGGGGAGGCCAAGATGACAAACATGTGGTTATTTATGTTAGGGTAATGTTGCAGTGAGCCATTGACTTCGGCATGTTGCCACAGGTCATCCTCCTCTTTTCGTTTTAAAACCCTATCCAGCTTTTTTTCAATATAGGAACGAATGGCAAGAGGAAAACGGCTGTGATAAACGCAATAGTGGATACAGGTATCCTCCGGAGCATTTAGCTTGATCAATTCCCTGGCGACCGCAACCAGCGGATTGATATTCGCCATCCTCACCAATCCAATGGAGACATTTTTTCCATCATGGTGGACATGATGTTGCCCGTGCAACGTTTTCATGTTGGTATGAATCGTTTCAGCCAGTGCCGGGATCGTTGGTCTATTTTGATTCTCGACGGTGATGATTTTCCCCAGTCGCTTTGGGCGTTGCTGGTCAGTTAACTTATTCAGACGTACCTTGACAAAGCGGTTATAGTGTTTCTTCAGTTCATCCAGATTGGCAATCAGGCGGTTATCAGGATGCGAGGCGCCAAACTCATCAAACCAGGCGCAACAGATCGCGCCATTCCAGTTTTGGATATTGGCTTTGGCATACTGCGTCCAACCCGCCCGGTAGGATTGGAACAGTGCATAGGCCAAAGCCGGCGGCATGGTTGCCGTAGACAGCAGTACCCGCGCCCCCAGCATACCTGCCCAATGCACCAAACGGCATAAGGCAGGCAAATCTTCCAATCCGAAATCATCCGGTTCATCCAGTATTAGGTCAGACGTTAACAAACGCAGCATCGGACCAATTTGTTTGCCGCCCCTGGTTCCTTCGGTGGCTGGTACAAGGTGATCAATCGTACTCACCAAAACAGGCGCGCAGAGTAACTTTTCCAGCCGCTCATTCTCTTTTGTCCATTCACGCAGGCTGTGCTCGGCGGTTGAGCCCGAATAGTGAACAAAAAGTTCGTCATCCACCACTTCCTGATCTGATTCACTGCCTGAAGATTCAAGGGCTTCTTTGGCTTGTTTAGTCGTGTCTTCATTCTCAAAAAGCTGTTTGACCGCTGTTCCACCTACGGCAATAGCCAATTCTTTATCCGATAATTTCATGTGGCCTTGAAACTCCTTGCCTGTTTGCAAGGTCAATGAGCGTAAACCCAGCGCAACGCTGAACCGGATTCGTCCTGTTTGTTTTCCCAAGGCATACATAATCTTGGCATTGGCAATGGTTTTCCCTTTACCCGTGGACGCCATGTTGATTCCGAAAAAACCTTGTGTAAGCGTATCCTTGCCCAGCTTTTCAGCCAGTTTCCTGGCTTTATCCTGCCAGCCAAAGTTCTTTTTGTACTCTTTTTCTACAGAACGGGTTAAGGGTTCATTATTATCTGGTAAAGATTTAAGGGTGCTATTTAAACGAGGCAGTGCAGTAACGATTTTTCCGGCATGGTGAGCAACGCCTATCAAGTGCTCATCCAGTTGTTGTTTGAAGCCTTTTTTCCTGTCTTGTTTCCGATACGTATTGGCATACACCCTATAATTGGCATTACGCCATTTCCGCGTGACCTGTTTCTGCGCCGAGTAATGATGATCGGCCAGCATCACACACAGTCGCGACAGGTGACTGGTAAACAGATAACCATTGATAAAATCGTGATCTTTATCGTCCAGCCAAACCGATAACGCTTCTTTAGCTTCAGAAGCCTCGATGCAGGCTTTGGCGCGCCAGTGGGAACTATGATAAGGCAATGCATTCTCAGCAAATGTCCAGTTTTCCTCTATACGTCCCTGCTGGTCAGTGTCCTTACACCGGTAGGAATTCCAGACAGCCCCGAAACGATCTTCCAGCCATTGATCAATATGGGAAAAAGCGGTATTCGCATTGATATTTTCTTCCCACGCAGGAAGCAGAGGTAAGCGATGATGCGAAATGATAATCCAAGCCACCAGGCCTGCAAATGGAGGTAAATTGAGAATCGGGTGATTCGTTTCGTTCACGATGTCATCGAATCCGTCAGGGGAATAGGGCTTCAAGCCATTCGGATTCATATCCGCCAAAGCATCCAGCCATTCCATATCACGTTTATCACCCACGAACGCCTGAAATTGCCGCAATGAAACCCATTCATGACGATAGGGTTCAAATAAATCGGTTTTCACATCCGGGTTAATCTTGTTTTGGAATAACTGATTCGCCTTGCCGAAATCGTGAAACAAACCAGCAATAACAGCGGCGTGCCGAATTAAACGCAGTGTTTTCCAGCGGCCTTCATCAGTAAACTGACTACTCACCGATTCTGTAAAATTAACCGGCACAAACCCTTGCGAATTAAACTTCCTCCGATTCCCCACGATCCACATCAACTCCGTGCGTCTGCGGCTGCGAATCCAATGGCAGGAAACCGCCGTATTTTTGGTGGCCGTTTTCCTGAGCAGTTTTTTCACCGCCTGCAACCCCTCCGCCGTGATCACGGTCTGCCAGGTTCTGGAGCCGATGCGGCCGGCGAAGCTGTCCAGCACCCGCCGGGTCCGGTTGAGCGCTTTTTTCTCGCACTCGGAGACGAAGGTGACCATCATGGTCGGCCCCCGTTCAGGCTGATTTCCTTAACCGTAGCAAACATAAAGTCCAGCGCCTTGTGGCGGGTAAAGTTTTGCAGACACTGCTGGCGAAATTCCTGCTCGGTGGCCTGTTCCTTTGCGCAAATAAACGCCCATGGCAGTACCAGCGTGTCTTTGATCAGATCCGCCACATCAAAAACCAATGCCCCGCGCCGGGTTTTGCCGTGCATAACGGCAAACCCGTGGGGAATCCCCAACACCCAGAGGGTTGTCGCCGCCAGGCCATAGGCCAGGTAATTGCCATGATTCAAAAAGGCATTGGCGTCATCTACCGCTTCCACGTTGCGGACAAAGTCGTTTTGCCTGGTGCGATTGGCCGCTATCCTGTAAAGGTTTTTGGTCAATTGGGCTTCAAGCAAAAGTAAATCACCTATGTTTGGGCACTGTTTGATTTTTACAGAAAAACGGTCAAGCGCCTTTTGCATATCGGCATCATCAATATGGAAGCCCTGATTCTTCAAATCCCTGTCTTTTTATAAGGGGGCACATAAACCCAGAAACTTATTTTAGGGGATGTTGTGAAACGGATATGAGCTGTGAGTGGCACTTGGCTTGGGTTTGCGGGGATTGTGGGTGTGCGGATCGGGATGGAATTTTAATACCAGAAAAATTGGCGAAAACAGGCCGTTTTGGATAGAAATTACCAGATGAAATCAGAAAATCAAATCAACGATCTGGCCGACCAGATCACCTTGCCGATGATCCGAAGATCACCCAGCGGAACCTCAAACGCCTCGTAATTGGGATTGTCGCATTTGATTTTTACGGCGGCGGAACCTACAACCGCGATCCGTTTGATCATCACCATATCGTGAAGCCCGATTGCATAAATACCGTCGGACAATTTATTGCGGGCGCGGTCAACCAGAACGGTCGCGCCGTCGGAGATCGTCGGCTCCATGCTGTCGCCATCAACATCGATTAAAATGAGCGTTGCGGTGTTGTTGGCGTATTTTTTTATCCATTCGGTACGAAAGCTGTGGACACCGCCAAGCCCTTCCTGTAGCACCACCGCGCCGTCTCCGGCGCTCAGGCGGGCTTTCGCCTTGGGGATCAGGGTCAGGTTAAGAACATTCACCTTGCCACCCTCCTGTCGGCTGACTTCAACCTGGCCGCTTTGACTTACCGGCCCGGCGCTCAGCGCACTTTCAGGATCATCCCCCTTCCCTGTCAGCAACCAATCTATGGAACAATTCAACGCTTCCCCTAACGCTACAGCGTAATCACCTTTCGGGTAACCCCCGAAAATATATGACTGAACCGTGCTGGGGCTTGACCCAATCTTTCGAGCCAATTCTGCTTGCGATAAATTCCTAGCCTTCATCAAAGCCTCAATCCGTTTACCCATTTCCAGGTTCTTAAAATCACCTTTATTTTTGGAATTCTTTTTAGAATCACCCATAACATCCTACCTCGCAATAATCTCCAATAAATAAAAACATTTATTCGATAAAAACAAGCTTATCCCAAAAAATAATAACGGAAGTCCATTTTTCCGTTGACATATTGTTTTCATCCGAATAAATATACTATTTAACAAATTTAGTGTCCATTTAAAAAAAGAGGGCATCATGTGCTACAAACCGAAAAATCTCCCTTCGAATAAAATCCGCGCGTTGCTGGTCGAGAAGGGAGTCTCCCAAGTCTCGATTGCACGCAATTTGGGCGTGACCCAGCAGGCCGTATATATGGTCATCGAGGGTGCCCCTTCGGACCGCATCCGCCGAGCCATCGCCGCAGCGGTGGGCGTCGAGGTGGAGCGCATCTGGCCCGAGGCCTATTTAACCGGCGGCCCTCGTAAACGAGGCCGGCCCATGAGCCGACCGCTTACCCCCCGGCCATATCATCGCAAACCATCGCATCACGATCAAAACTAAACCAATTAACAGACGAGGTCAACGTCCGACAGCGATAAAAAAATATCACAAACAGGAGATCAACGGACAATGAAACGACCCATCCAGCAGAACCTGTTCAACCGGCGGCCGACGCTCAACGTAGCGGCCAATTACAACCGCGCCTGCTGGCAGGCGGCCAGGGAGTGCGGCCTCTCCCGTGACCAGATCGCGGATGAGATGAACGACCTGGCCGGGGAGTACGGCGTCAAGCTCAATAACGGCAACGCTAAAAAATTATCCAAAGAGACCCTTGAAAAATGGCTTAACCCGAATGATGCCCGGCAGGTGCCGATGAAGGCGCTGCCGGTTTTTTGCGCGGTGGTGAACAGCCTGGCGCCGCTTCGGGCGCTGGCCACGCCGCTCTTTGCCGAGGTGATCGGCCGGGAGGATCAAACCCTTTTGAAGTGGGCCAGGGCCTATCACCGGGCCAGGGCGGCCCGCAAGGAAATGCGCAAACTGGAAGGAGGGATAAGATGACAGATAAGAAACAGACGTTTGGGATTTGTACACACGCCTTTAAAAACCTGCACCCACGCAGGTACTGTATACCGGAATACCTCCAGGAAGCAACCAACCTCATTTTTAACATTTTCCATGAAATCAATAACAGCCAACCCTTAAAGGGGGAGGTAAAATGGGAACGAGGCTCAATATAAAAGATATTGCATTTTTACTAAAGCTCACCCCCCGCGCTGTGTCAGAGCAAGCTACAAAAGACAACTGGCCGTATGAACATGAACGTGGCAATAGAGGTCGCCCGCCGAAGGTTTTTAAACTCGAAAACCTGCCCCAAGAAATCCAGCTCCTATATAAAAGGTACAACGCCGATGAAAAATTGTTGGCGGTGGCGATGGACGGCGCCGGGCATCATCTTCCCCCCGTTGCCCACGGCGGCGGCCCATCGCCGCCGTCGCAAACGGTAACATCGGCGGTGCGGCGGCTTGACCGCGGCGGCAAGGCGCTGGCGAAACACAAACTCGTGCTGGCCTACTGCCGGGCCGTGAACCGCGCCGAGTGGGGCGGCAAACAGGCCGCCCGGGAACAGTTTGTCCACGCGTACAACACCGGCGCCCTTCACCCCGAAATATACAAACAGATCGGCTCCACCGCCTGGCAGACGGTGGAGGAGTGGAAACTCAAACTCAAACGGAACAACAACGATCCGTTTATTTTGACCGACACCCGCGGCGGCTACCTCCGCGGCCGGCGCTGCCTGACCGACGACGCCAAGACGGCCCTGCTGCGCTGCTATCTTCATCCGACCCGACCGTCGATGGCGCTGGCGATCCGGGCGACCCACGCCACTCTCCAAAAAAACAATACGACGATGGGGGGCAGCGACTCCACGGCGCGGCGCTGGCTGCGGGACTACGTGCGCACCAGCGGCCACGTAGTGACGATGGCCCGGGACGGGCTGAAGGCGTACACCGACGAGTGGGCGCCGTACATCACGCGGGACAGCGGCGTCCTGAAACCGGGCCAGGCGCTGGTGGCTGACGGCAAGGCCCTTAATTTCCTGATTCGCCATCCGGACACGGGCCGACCCTGCCGGATGACGCTGATTCTGTTCTACGACTGGGCCAGCCGATGCCCGGCGGGCTGGCAGATCATGCCCACCGAGGACACCGTGGCGATCCACGCGGCGTTTCGGGCGGCGGTAATCAATATCGGCCGTTTCCCGGCGGCGGTCTATCTCGACAACGGCAAGGCGTTCAAAGCGAAAATTTTTACCGAGAGCGATCCCGACCTTACGGATCTCTCCGGCCTGTACGCGCGGTTAGATGTGGCCGTGGCGTTTGCGCGGCCCTACAACGCCCGCTCCAAAATCGTGGAGCGCTTTTTCCTGACGATGCAGGAGCAGATGGAGCGGCTGATGCCGACCTACACCGGCGCGTCGATTGATGACAAACCGGCCTGGATGCTGCGCAACGAGAAGCTCCACGCAGCCCTGCACGATGCCCACACTCAGGGATGGACGCCCAACATCCGCGAGGCCGGCTATATCGTCGCCGCCTACTGCAAGTGGTTTTCCAGGCAGCCCCACCGTGGCCTTGGAGGCCGCCGGCCGGTGGATGTGCTCAACGACGGCCGCGGCCCGGGCGTCGATACCGGCGATCTCAACCAATTATTCATGTGGCGGATCCGCAAAAAGCCGCGCCGCTGCCGGATCCGGCTGTGGGGCATCGATTACGAGGCCGACTGTCTCCACGGCATCGGCCAGGATGTGGTGGTGCATTACGACACGGCCAACCTTGCCCAGGTACACCTTTATAATACGCGCGGGATTTATCTCGGCGACGCCCTGCCGGTGCAGGCGCTCCATCCGCTGGCCCGGCTCTTTGGCGACGAGGTAGCTGTGGATCAGGTCAAGCGGGCCATCGCCCGACAAAAACGGATGGCGAAACAGGTGGAGCGGCAGATGCTGGAGCAGGGCGTCTCCCGTGCCGACGTGGATGCCCTCGGCGCATTGCCCTACAACCGCAAAATGATTCCGCTGACCAGCGGCAAACCGGAGACGGCGCCGACGGATGTCCCGGCTCTCACCGACGCCGAGCGCGATCATTTAAAACTGATCGCCGACCGGGCCGAGGCGGAGATGGCCGCCGACCGGGAACCCCACAAGGTTCCGCGTCCCGAGGTGTGGGCCGGGGAACTGGAGCGCTACGAGTGGGCATGGCGGGCCAAATTTGAGCGCAAGGAGAGCATCGCCGCCGTGGACGAGGCGTTTATGACTTACTTCGAGCAAACGGACGAATTTAAAAACAACTACGCGGATCGGTTTGCCGATCTGAAAATGTTGTACTCGTGAAACCGCTGTATCGATACGTCTGGGCAAACAACGAAAAACGAAAACGGTTAAAAGGGCGTATTTGTCAAATTATAAAAACGGGCCGGATGGGATCGGTACAGGTGATGTTTACCGACACCGGGGAAATGGAAATCATCAGCCGCAGGGCGTTACGAAAGCTGTACTCGTAGGGCGGCAATCCTTTGCCGCCGAGCAGGGCAAGCCGCATGTCGGCATGGGAATGCCGACCTACGGAAACAGAGGTCAATCCAAAACCCAAAATGGAGGATGCTTATGAAACCTGTATTTCTCGAAACCGGAAATGTTGCGGCCTTTCGCCGGGCGATGGCGATCATGGAGGATGTCCGGCGGGGTCAGCCGGGGCTGGGGGTTGTGCACGGCCGGGCCGGCCTTGGGAAAACCGAATGCGCCCGTGAGTACGCGGTGCGCACCGGCGCCATCTACCTGCGGGTGCTGGAGGACTGGACCCCGCGGGCCATGCTGGCCTCCCTGTGCCGCGAGTTGAACGACACGGAACCCTACACCATCGACCGCTGCCGCCGGATGGCCTTTGACGAACTCAACCGGCAGCGGCGCATCATCCTTGTTGACGAGGCCGACCGTCTGAAATCCGTCGGCCATGTTGAGCACCTGCGGGACATCCACGACGAGACCGGCGCGCCGGTGGTGCTCATCGGCGAGGCGAGCCTCTACAGCAAGCTCCATGCCCGGGATCGGCTCTGGTCCCGGGTCACCCAGACCGTGGGGTTTGGCCCGATCACGGCCGAGGACGTTACGCTGTTCGCCCTCAAATCCTGCGGCCTGCGGATCGAGCCGGACGCGGCCCGGCGGGAGATTGACCGCTTTGGCGGGGACTTTCGCCCGGTGGTGGTGGACATGGTGCACCTGGAGCGGTCGGCCCGGGCATCGGGCACAAAAACCATCACGCTGAAAATGGTTAATGCGCTGCCGGATCGCCGCCCGCGGCCGGCCAAACCGAAAAGGAGGTCCCATGCGTAAAAGAGGAATCGCCGAGAGCGTCCGCCAGTACGCCGCCGACGGGAATATCATCCGGGCGCGCCAGGCTGCCGAGGCGCTGGGTCTCTCTCATGAACAGTCGCGTAGCGCGATAAAATCACTCCGTCGGCAGGGACAGTTGGCCCGTGTGGGGCGCGGCGTTTACCAGTTTCGCGCAGAGCCGCAAACCGCCGGCGCGCCCATGAACGAGCGCATCTGGCGGGCCATGCGGATCAACCCGCGCTTTACTGCCGCCGACCTGGCGCGGCAGGCGGGGACGACCACGAGTTACGTTTACAAACGGCTGCGGGCCTACCGCTCCGGCGCAATGGTGGAACAGGCCGGACGCAAGGGGAGCGCCGGCGGCGGGTATGAAAAACAGTGGCGGCTGACCACCCGTGGGAAAATGCACCGCCTCCGTCCGCCGGTCAAACCGTTTACACCCGACCCGGAGGTGCTGCTGGCCGTCCGGATCAACCGGTTGGTCTGCACCGGCGCGATCAATGCGCTGCCCGAGGCCAATGACGAAGCGGCGCGGCTCTGCGAGCGGTTGCTCAAACGGCTGGCCGCGATCAGAAAGGAGAAGTTATGCGAATAGAACACGCCCATATCTGCCTGCAGTGCGACGAGATATTTGACCGCCTCAAGGCGATCCGCGACCGGGCCACGGGCTGCCCCAGGTGCGGCAACACCGCGGCCTGGCCTCTGGAGAAATGGATCGGCCTGCGCGCCGGCGCAGATCGGCATCCCTATGCCGACAGCGCCAACTTTATTGCCACGATGGTAATCACCCACGGCAACCCTCCGCAGGAGGTGACCCATGCCGATCAGTAAAAAGAAAATCGCGCTGATCCATGTGGCCAAAACCCAACTCGGCATGGGCGAAAACGAATACCGGGCGGCGCTGGCGCGGGTGGGCGTCGAGTCGTCCACGCAGCTCAACCTCACCCGGTTTACCGAGCTGATGGAACACTTTGAATCCCTCGGATTCCGGTCCCGCGCCAAGCAAAGGGTGGGCCGGATCAATCTGGCGAAACACAAGCGCCGCCTCGGGGCCAAAATCTACAAGCAGTTGGAGGCCCTGGGCAAACCCAAGGGGTACGCGGACGGCATCGCCGCTCACATGTTTCACGTCACAAAAATAGAGTGGTGCGATCCGGATCAACTCTACAAAATTATCCAGGCCTTGGCGATGCAGCAAAAGCGGGAAGTAAAGCGGGCGGCGCCATGAAGCTGGCGCTCACCGAACATTTTATCGACCGCTGGAGGCAGCGTATTTGTAAGCCGGTGCCCCCACCGTCGTTTATCCGCCACCTGCTGCGCCATCCCCACACCCTGCGGCTGCAAAAGGGGCGCCGGCTGCTGACCCCCGAGGGCGTGGAGTGCAACACGCTGACGATCTATTACTACACCCCCGCCGGGCTGCTGCTGTTTATCGACCATTACAATCAAACGGCGGTGACGGTGATGACCGCGGTGGGGCGCAACTAATGAAAACAGAAACGGAGGTACATCATGGCATGGAGCGATCAATGCAAAATCGAGGCCTGCAACCAGGTCAAACACAAAACAGAAGCGGATGGCGTCAGCCCGAAGGCGGCCATCGCAACCCTGGCGAAAGAGTCGGGCATCCCGGCCAAAACCCTCGAACACTGGTTTTACGGGCAGGCGGACACGCCTGAAACCTCAGACGACAAGCCCGGCCGGGCGGACGCAGGGGGACCGAAAAAGCGACGGCCCGAGACCCAGGCCGAGCACGTGGCGGCCTTTACCCAACGTCTCCACGTGGCCCTCGGTTACGCAAACAAGTACATCAAGCTGCCTCTCACGTGCGACGGATTGACCCGGGGCGAGATGTTTTACGCCGTCGGCAAAATCAACCAAATCGCCGACGATATGAAAAAGGTGACGCCATGAAACGCATGACCAAGGAAGATATCGCCGCTGTCCGGGCCCGCTTGCTGACGGTGATGACCCGCCACGTGGGGCGCGGTCGCATGATCGGCATGGCCGAGCTTTACACCCAGGTGTTTGAGCGCGGGTGGGACAACCGCATCAACGACACCCGGGCCGTCCGCAAAATCGTCACGGACTTACGCAGGGAGGGGGTGCCGATCATGTCCGTGGTGGCCAAGGGCGGCGGCGGATATTACCTCGCCGCCGGGACGAGCGAGATCGAGGAGTACATCCAGAAACTGCGCGTGGCCGGGTTGAAAAAACTGGCCCAGGCCGCGGCGATCAAGGGCCTGAGCCTGCCCGCGTTTTTAGGACAGATGGATCTGGACCTGCAGCCCAAGAGGCCGTCATGAACCGCCGGGAGCGTAGGGCTGCTGCGGCCGAGGCGGCCGCGATCATTGTCGCCGCGGTGATCATGATCATCGCGTGGGCGCTCATCTGATCGCGACATGAGACCGAAACCAGCGAACCAACAGGAGGAAACCGAAATGATTAGTCACGGCGCTTTTACGGCTGTTTTGCTGGCGCTCTTTTTTATCATCGCGGCGCTGCTATTGATAGCGAGCTATCAGGCGTCGGCGTTAAAAGAAATAAAGCAGGCACTGGCACAGGTTGAGCGAATGTTGAAATACGCCATTATGACCCGGCAGGGGGACAGGAATGATGAGTAGGCGCAAGGCGGCAAAGGGTTGCCGCCCTACAATGCGCCGGTTCCCGTAGGTCGGCATCCCCATGCCGACGCGATTTCGTAGGTCGGCATTCCTATGCCGACAAGCAAAAGGAGGAATTATGAACACACCTATCAACACCGCAACATTTTTACTCGAACAGATCGGCCGCATGGAGCGCAGCCTGGCGAAGGTCAACGCCCGCGCCGAGGCGGAGATCGACGCGATCCGCCAAAAGTATGCCGGCCAACTCTGCGCTGTTAAATTATCGCTGAAAAAGCGCTCAACCGAACTGCGCACGCTCTGCCGGGATCACGACTCCGATATTTTCGGCGACGGTGACGTCCGCCATTTGGACAACGGCGCCTTGCTGAAACAGGAGATTGAGCGGGTCGTCAAAAAGCGCGATCTGTTGGAAAATATCGACCGGGCCGGACGCAACGACCTCGTCAAGGTCGCCCGCTCGGTGGACTGGGACGCCGTGGAAAAACTGACCGACGTGGAGCTGGTGGACCTCGGCACGGAACGCAAGCGCTCCGTCAAATACGGGTACGACCTGTCGATTAAGGAGACACAATGACCGACCTGACCGAAAAAATGAACGGCATAGAGAGCAGCGACATCACCGCCATGACCGGCATGATCCAGGGGGTTGTGGAGCTGGCCGCGAAGGCGATGTTAAAAGAGGACCCGAAGCTGCGGCGGGCCGACGCCTACACCCTGGCCCAGACCCACGTGGGAATGGCGATCCACTGGCTTCACACGTTTAAAAAAGAGGGCGAGATCAGCTACGAGAAGCTGGCCGGGATGGTGGCCCCGGGCGGCGGGACGGCCCATTGAAATGACCGACTGGCCCAAAAAACCACACAGGTGGCTCGTCAACAGGGTGATCCACCTGTCAATTCCATTCACCTGGAACCTGCCCGACATCCGGTGGATGCTTCAGCAGCGTTCCTTTTTCTGGGATCGCGCCGTCGTAGGCGGCCCGGCCGTTAAACTGCTGCCGGACTTTTTCAACGGCATGGATCATGTCACCGTGGGCGGCGATATGCCCGGTGTGCTGCAGCGGGTGAACCCGATGGCCACCCGCACCACCGTCGGCTGTATCCGCAAGTGCCGTTTTTGCGGCGTCCGCAAATTCGAGGGCGCGTTCCGGGAGTTGGACGTCTGGCCCGACCTGCCGGTTATCTGTGACAACAACCTGCTGGCGGCCGGTCAACAGCATTTTGACCGGGTAATTGATCGGCTCATACGGTGGGGCTGGGCGGACTTCAACCAGGGCCTCGATGCCAGATTACTAACCGATTACCACGCCGCCCGGATCGCCGGGATCAAACGGCCTCTCGTCCGCCTGGCGCTGGACACCATGACCCGGGCCGACCCATGGATTGAGGCCATCGACAAGTTGCGTCGGGCCGGGATCGCAAAATCAAACGTCAAATCCTACGCCCTGATCGGCTTTGACTCCGGCCCGGACGAGGCGTGGGAACGATGCAGATGGATCGAGGGTCACGGGGTGAGACCTTTGCCGATGTGGTTCCATCGATTAGATCAATTAGAGAAAAACATTGTCACGCCGGAGCAGGAGACGCTTGGCTGGAACGATTACGAGCGCCGCAAAATCATGCAATGGTTTTACCGGCATAAGCGGGCGCCAGAGGGCGCGTAAAAACTCTCCTCCTTTTCAAGGAGGCGTCCCACGCCGCAGGCGGGGGACGGTTTTATATACCGGATGGGGATAAAAAACATAGAGGAGCAAACCATGAACACCCGCTACGATGAACTCACCCGAAAACTCACCGTCACCAGGGACCTCCACAGCGAGGCCCGGCGCACGGTCACCGAGGCGCTGACCACTGCCCTGGCCGACTACCTGGGCTGTCCGCCGGAGAAAATCACCCTCAGCTTTACGGCCCGCAGGGTAGAAGATGGCGACGTTACTGAGGACTTTACCCTCGCTATCAAAATAGAGGCACTCAACGCCACAGACCAGCCGGTCATCTCCAACATGGGGTACGAATACGGCCCAGGCGGCCTGAGAGCGATCAGCCTGGAAGACGACCCTTACTATTGGCCCAAATATAAAGATGAGCTGTTACGGTGCCTGTTTCGGGAGCTAAAAAGGAATTATGTGTAATCGGGGAAAAACGACCGGGCACTGTTGTGGGCGCCTGGCCGCGGCCCTCAAAAAACCGTACAAACGGCTCGTTCGGCGGCTCTGTCGCCGCAAGAGAGCGCCGGGTCATACCGGACGCGGAACGCAGGCCCGCAAGGGCTTTGTGAAGCCCACCCCGCCGCGGTATGACGCGCTGTACTGGAAAGGCAGGGAATGGTTAGACCGCCTGGAGTAACCGGTAGGGCGGCAACCCCTTGCCGCCGAAAAGGGAAATCCGCCCGTCGGCATTCGGAAACCGAAAAAAACTCTCCTCCTTTTCAAGGAGGAGTCCCCGGACGGGGGACGGTTGCTGTCGGCATGGGAATGCCGACCTACAGGAACCGGCACATGTAGGGCGGCAATCCGTTGCCGCCATGATCCGTCGGCACCGTCGGCATGGGGATGCCGACCTACGAAATGACGAGCCGGGCGCGTTGTGGTATGGTGCCCCGGATGTTTGTAAACCCAAACCAAAAGGGAACAATGAAAACAGTTGCAACCATCCTGGTGTTAGTCGCCGTCGCCGCCGGTATAGCCTTGGCCGATGAACCCAAAAACCACTGCCGCGACGCGGCCATGTGGGCCGAGTGGAGCGCGCTGGTGCAGAAATATCCCGACGATGACGAACTCCAGGCGCTCCACGCCCTGCGGATCGGCCTGTGCGCAAAAGTAGAGCAGGGGACGATGGACCTGGAGCGCGGCATCGACCTGTTTGAGCGGTTTCGCAAATGGGCCGCGGAGAACCGCTTTTTGCAGCGGCGGGAAAAGAGGAAAGATGAATTGTAAACCCAAACAACGGAGGTGAAAATGCTGAAATGCGACAAGTGTGGTTCAGGAATCAATGCGGGGTCAAGGTTTTGCCCGCAATGTGGCGATCCTGTAACCGAGGCGGACAGAGTGACAGTTCCCCAGGTTAATGGGCAGGTGGCAAATGTTGAGATTGCCTTCGGTAAAAGCGCCTCGCCCAATTATGTCAAGGCGGTTGAGATATGTGAAAAGTTGCCGACCTATGAGTTCACTGGCGAGGGCAAGCAAGTCCGGCACACCGTTACGCTGCCGGTCACCGAGGTGGATTTGATTACCAATCTGTTTGACCTGGTGGGAAGCTGGAAGTCTTCGCAAATGCTCATTGACGGCCATGCCGCCACCAAGAAAGATTTAACCTATGGTGGCCTGGGGTGCTATCAGGAACGGCAAAAGGCCTACAAACCCCGCCAGTACTGTTTTGGCGAAAAGGGGCGGAGCGTGAACATCTGGGGGTGCAAGCGGCTGGATATGCCCATCACTGAGTATGGCGACGATTGGCTTGGTTACGGAACCTTTGATAATGCGGGCGCATGGGTTTTTGATAAAGCCCGTATCCGCCATGAACTGGAGAAAGGGTTAAAGGAGAATGGAGCCTGTCCCGTCCTGGATAAAAGGCGTGTACTTGAAACCCTGGAGAAGATGCCCCAAAAGGTCAACCCCAAGCGGAATCCAGCCTGGGAGTACATAACCCGCAATAAAATAGTACAGGGGAAATATCAGGAGGCTGCTGTCGGCATCAAGCCGGTTCTACAGGAGGTAGGCGCTTATGTTCTGGGAGAATATGAACCGGAATGGCCGCAGACCGAGCCAACCGTCATTGATGCGCAACAGTACACTATAGAAGTAGGTGTGAGTGCCGATGAGCCCATCCCCAAAAAGGGTTTTAAACTGAGCAAGGGATGGTGGGCCGTGATCATCATTGTTATTCTAATTCTGCTCGGCCAACTGATTCCTTGACAATCCTAACCAGCCCCTGTATGGTCAAAAAGTCAAGACCAAAAGGGGCTGTCCCCGGCCTCCGTGTCCAACCCGGCGCGGAAAGGGGGCTTTTATTAGGCGTAGATGCGCCAAGTGCCCTGACACCGCGAGGTACAGGCAGATCCCTTTTGGGCTGTGACAACACTTGGCGCATTTTTGCGCTTAACTGTCAAAACCAAAAGGAGGCCTATCGTGGCTAATTTCCCAACGATAACTCATCGGCAAGTATCTAATCTAACTGTCCAGACTGTAGACGCACACCACCTATGGAGGTTTCTTGCCCCAAAGCGTAGGTATAACGACTGGGTCCGGGATAGAGTAAAAAAGTACGGCTTTGAAGATGGTACGGATTTTTACTCAATTTTGAGTAAAACTTCCAATCGCGGTCGTCCCCGCAAGGAGTACCACCTCACCATCGACATGGCCAAGGAGCTGGCGATGGTGGAGCGCACTTCACGGGGCCGCGAGGTGCGCCGCTATTTCATCGAGTGCGAGCAGAAGCTCCTCGCCGGGCGCCGGGAGCGCCTGGCGCGGGAGGAGCGCCGCCTCTTTCGCCTGGGCCGCGGCGAAGGGCTGGCCCACGGCATGATTTTAACGATGGATCTGCGACGGTTGGAGGTCTCCTGGGACGACCTCTGCAGCCTCGTCTGGCTGCGGGTCCAGGGCCTCACCCAGTGCGAGGCGGGCCGGGTGGTGAAGATGACCGAACACCGCGTCCGGGCCGTGGAGAAGACCCTGCGGCAGGCGGGCGTCTCCATCCCGCCGGCCTTCACCGCCCCCCGGAAGAAGCGGGCCGAGAAACTGCTCCGGGATCTCCTTGCCGGGCCCATCGGGGAGATGACCCGGATGGACGGCGCCGCCGAAATTCGGGCAATAAAAAACTCTCCTCCTTTTCAAGGAGGAGTCCCCGCCGCAGGCGGGGGAGGTGGTTGCTGTCGGCATGGGAATGCCGACCTGCAGGAACCGGCGCGCACGGGACGAAAAGCGGACATATTGCCCGCCCCGGAATCTGCGGGCGAAGGAAAGGGGGTGGCCCATGAATAACGCGACCCATATCCGACGACCGGAGCGCCCCTTGGACTGGGGCGGATTTGTCGATCCGTACCCCGTTGTCCACACGCCGGTGGCGCGGATGGACCAGATCGACCGCGCCGTGGACCGACTCGACATCATCCTGGCTCTGCTCTGCGCGGCCCGGGCCGATGATCTCGACCTCACCGACCGGAGCCTCTGCGGCCTCTGGCGCATGATCGGCGAGGCCCGGGACTGGATTTACGGCGCCAACGTGTAGCCCGACATTGCAGGTGTGCGGCCAGCCGCACACCTGCTTGACAACGACCCACAACCCGTGGTATCTGTTTGAGCAGCAAGCGCCTCATGTTGTATTTCATCCCACCCTTTTTCGAGGTGATTCATGGCAAAAATAATCCCCCACGATGAATTGTTACAGGCGGTCAAAGAGCAGAGCTTTATCAAGGCCGGAAGTCCTGAATGCGCCGAGGGAATCAAGTATGATTTCAGGCTTAGTCACAATATCTTGAAAGCCAGGTTCAGCCGACCGGTTGACGCAAGCCGCCTGACAAGCAGCGAACAGTCAGAGCTGGTTATCGAGCCTGGCGAGGTGGTGTTCGTCCTGTCCGAAGAGACGCTGGATCTGCCCAATAACATGTTTGTTCAATTAAGCCCCAAGCGAAAACTGAGCCAGGCCGGCGTTCAGACATTGGGCGGTTTCGCGGTGGACCCCGGGTATCAGGGAAAGCTCCTGGTCGGGCTTCTCAACTATGCGTCAACCGACTTTATCTTACGGCCCTTGAAAAAACTGATCGGAGCCACCTTTTATCTGCTGGAGAAGGGCGAGACGCCGGCCGAGGCAGTCCCCACAAGGGCGTTGACTGAATTCCCCGATGAGCTGGTTGACGTGATGAAGAAATACAGGCCGATTGGTTCAAGAGAGCTAAAAGCGGATATCAAGTCCCTGAAGCGTGAGATTGCCGAGGTCAGCAGCCATCTTCGGGAACAGGAAAACTGGCGGAAAGTCCTGGATCATCACGACAGGCAGATCGGGCAATTGATAGACGGGCTGAATGCCGAGAAAGAGGCCCGCATAAAAGGAGAAGACAAGCTGTCGCAGGCGATTGACGCCCTGAATAAAAACTTTGCTGTCCTTGAGAAAAATTTCACGTTAATCAAGGGCGGCGCGCTTGTGATTGGGGCAATTCTTGCTATAATTGCGAGTCCGATTGTTGTGAACTTCATTTCTTCATTTCTGTAAAGCCCCACAACCATAACGAAGGGAGGCCTGTAATGTCCGCAAGGAACGAAATCAGGATCAAGGATTTCGGGGTGCTGCGGCCGGTGCTGGAAGAGGTCTACCACCCGAAGATGATTGACCTTTTGGCGTGGTGGCATGAGCAGTATAGCGACATGGTGATAACATCCATGTACCGGCCCGGTAAATCGGGGGTGCATGGAACCCGGCCCTGCAGGGGCATCGATTTGCGCTCGTTTCACCTGTCCGACGCCACGATCAGCGAGATCAAGGCGGATGTCAACGCGGCCTGGGAGTACGATTCGAAGCGACCGAGGTACAGCGTTTGTGGTCATCACAACAGTGGGTCCGGGCCGCATTTTCATCTGAAGGTCCACGACAACACCCGGCTGCGGCCGGAGATCAAAATACTAAAGGCGTGATGGACGACATCAACTGGATTGATGGGGACGTTATCAAGGCGATAACCGAGCAGGAGTACCGGAGCTATCACTGCAGCAAGTGCAACAGGGAACTGCTTGAGGGGTGGCTGCACGCCGACGTGGAGCTTGAGTGTCTCGCATGCGGACACGTAACGGAGGTCAATTCCCCGTCGGAGGCCGGGACGGAACAGTAAAAAAGGGGGGGGTGTCATGAGCACCAACCGGGACATTGCCAGGGCGGAGAAACACGCGGAGAACAACTGGGAGGAGGTTCAGCGAAGCACGACGTGCGGCTGTTTTTACTGCGGCAACATCTTCCCCGCCGGCGAGGCCAGGCAGTGGGATCCCGGGTTCAACTTTGCCGTTTGCCCCCTCTGCTATACCGGCGCCGTCATCGGCGACGCGTCGGGACTGCCGGTCACCTGCGAGTTTCTCACCCACGTGAAAACCCGCGTTTTCGATGATGAGGTTGTCCGCGCGGAGGCCGAGGCGTCCCGGAAGCCGCGGCCATACCGGTGCCGGTATTGCAAAAAAGTCGTCTTCCGCGGGCATGTCCCGGAAGGAGTTGTGGGCGCGACGATGGAATGTTTCAATTGTGGCAGGCTGCAAAGTGTCGGCGGCCCGGAAATTCGCATAAAACAATAGGGGTTGACAGCAGCCCCGTTGTGACGTACAGATAAAAATACCAGAGCGTGGTACGGTGCGACAGCACGCATGGACGTGAAATAAACCACCGGTGAGCACCCACCGGCAGCTCCAGTATCATCAGAGGACCGGTTACATTTTACTCGCTTTTTACAGCGGGAATGTGCCGGTCCTTTTTTTTGGGGCCGGCCAAAAGGAGGCCCCGAAATCAAAATTTCCCCGAAAAAAACATCCATGGGTTTTACAATCGGCCGTTGCCATCGTCGGCATGGGAATGCCGACCTTCGCGCGAGCAGGGGCGCCGGATGTCGGCAGGGGATTGCCGACCTGCAAGAACCAGACAAAAACTCTCCTCCTTTTCAAGGAGGAGTCCCCGCCTTGGGCGGGGGAGGTGGTTACGAAAAGGAGGTAAAAAATGGGTACTTTTTTTAAAAAACTGTTCGCCGCGTCCGACCTGCTGGGCGTTTTGCTCAAACTGTTACCCGCCGACGCCGGCGCGCAACTCGTGGCCGTGGCGATCAGACACCTGAAGGTGCTGGCCGACGACCTGCTTGACCGGGCCGAGGAGGCCATCGCCGACAGCGACACGACCCTCGACGACCGGTTTCTCATCCCGGCCATCTCCCGGGTGCGGGACGCGTTTAACATCCCGGACAACGACGTTCCGTTACCCGATGTTCCGCTGCCCGACTACGACGATCCGGAGTGACGGCCATGCACGAGATCCGCATCAAAAATTTTCAGGTGTTCCGGTCGGTGCTGGAGCAGGCCTATCACCCCCACATGATCGACCTGCTGGCCTGGTGGCGGCGCAGCTTCCGGGGCGTTGCGATGGTGATCACCTCCATGCACCGTCCCGGCGATCCGGGCGTTCACGGCACCCTGCCCTGCCGGGCCATTGATCTGCGCTCGCGCCATCTGCCCATGACCACTGTCCGGCAGATCGAGACGGCGGTCAACGCTGCCTGGGAGTACGATCCGGCGCGGCCGTTGTACCGGGTCTGCATTTTTCACAACGTGGGCCGCGGCGCCCATTTCCATCTGCAGGTGCACCGCAACACCCGGCGGCGTCCGGCAATCGAGACACTGGAGGCGTAATCATGGACGGCATCAGCCTGATCGGCGGCATCGGCGGCGTCTGGGACATCATCAAAACCCTGGGGCTGCCCGGCGTCATCGTGGTCATGTACTGGATGCAGTTGAAGGAAAACGAGAAAAACCGCAAAGCATTGGCCCGCGAACGGGCAGACCTCCTCAAAGAAATTTACACCGAGCGCAAGGAGGCGTCGTCGGCGCTCGACACCGTGCTGGAAAAATACAAGGAAGACATGGTTGAACAGCGCCAGATGTACCGGGACAACGCGCAACTCGTAAAAGAGTACAGTCGGCTGAGCGGCGACCTGCGGGCCGTGGTGGCGGCCAACACCAGCGCCATGACTGATCTGACGGCCGCCGTGGGCCACAACCAGTTTTGCCCGATCGTGCGGGAAAAGGGAGGCACCGAATGAGTGAGCGTCTAAAATTTGAAGGGCGTCTGCGACGCTTAGAAACCGAGGCGAAAAAGGTGGAGTCGCGCCTGGCCGGCGAGCTGCGGGCCGTGCGCAACATCCTCGACCCGTTCAAGCCGCCGGCCGAGGTGGATTTCGGCCAGGCTGCGAATTTGCTTTTACCGGCGGCCTCCCTGCACATCAACTATACGGGCATGTTGAAGGAGATTGCCCTGCTGAAAAAGGAGCTGGGGATCGACTGATGGGCACGGAGATTCCCTGGGAGATCCGATGTCGCGCCGAGGAGCGCTACATCTACGACGGCCGGACCTACGAGCAGGTGGCCGCCGAAACGGGCGTATCGGTCAGCCAGTTGAAGCGCTGGGGCCTGGCCGGGCGGTGGCGGGAGCGGAAAAAGGAGCACCGCGAAAATTTGTCGGCGATCCGCCAGGACCAGGTGCTGGCCCGCAAAAAACTGATCGGCGCAGCCCTGGCATCCGGCGATCCCCAGGCGGTTTACGCGTTCGCCTCGTTAGAACGGCTGGCTCTCTCCCGGGAGACGCGGGAGACGCCCGGACCGGCGACGTTAGACGAGGAGTCGCTGCGCCGGATCACCACGCCGGGGGAGGCCGTGGACGCACTGCAGGAGGTGGTCGAGCGACGGCTCAACCGGCTGCTGCAAGGCGCCGACGCCATTGACCCGGAGCAGATCCAGGCGGTGAGTAAAATGCTGGAGCTGGTGGAAAAGATGAAAGCGAAATATGCGCCGGAGGATGCGCCCGAAGAAAAACAGGGTCTCAGCGACGAGGCCGCCGACGAGATCCGGCGGGAGGTCCTGGGAGTTATCGAGGAAAATTATGCCGGACGAAATTAAAAAAGAGCCGCGGGGCCAACGCACGCCGATGGTGATGCTGCCCTACCAGCAGCGCTGGATGGCCGACGAAGCGCCGGTCAAGGTGATGGAGAAGTCGCGCCGGATCGGTCTCTCCTGGGCCGAGGCGGCGGATGACGCGCTTTTGGCGGCGCGCAAGAACGGCATGGATGTCTGGTACATCGGCTACAACAAGGATATGGCCCAGGAGTTTGTCGAAGATGCGTCCGACTGGGCCCGGCATTACAACAAGGCCGCCACCGCCGTGGAGGAGTTTGTTTTTGCCGATGAAGACAAGGATATCCAGGCGTTCCGGATCCGGTTCGCCTCCGGACACAAGGTTGTCGCGCTGTCGTCCCGGCCGGCCAACCTGCGCGGCAAGCAGGGCAAGATCGTTATTGACGAGGCCGCTTTCCACGACGACCTGGCCGGCCTGTTAAAGGCGGCCATCGCCATGCTGATGTGGGGCGGCCGGGTGGTGGTGATCTCCACCCACAACGGCGAGGACAACCCGTTCAATGATCTGGCCGGCGAGATCCGCGCCGGCAAAAAACCCTACTCTCTCCACCGCGTCACCTTAGACGACGCCCTTCAGGAGGGCCTCTACAAGCGCATCTGCCTGCGTCTTGGCGAGACCTGGAGCGCCGCCGGGGAGGCCCAATGGCGGGCGGAGCTGATTGAATCCTACGGCGACGACGCCGAGGAAGAACTCTTTTGCGTCCCTTCACGGGGGAGCGGATTGTACCTGCCCCGTGTGTGGGTCGAGGGGATCATGGACCCGGACATCCCGGTGCTGCGCTGGAGCTGCAAGGACGAGTTCGTCACTTTTTCCGAGGAGATCCGGATCAGGACCACCGCCGCGTGGATCGCCGACCACCTGGCCCCGGCCGTCGCCCTGCTGGACTCTAACGATCCCTGCTATTTCGGCGAAGATTTTGGCCGCAGCGGCGACCTGACGGTCATCTTTCCGCTGCAGGAGCGCCCCGGTCTCACCTACCGGGCGCCGTTTATCGTGGAGCTGCGCAACGTACCGTTTGAGCAGCAGCGACAAATCCTCTTTCACACCGTTGACGCGTTCCCTGATTTTCGCGGCGGCGCGCTGGATCAGCGCGGCAACGGGCAGTACCTCGCCGAGGTGGCCATGCAGCGCTACGGCGCTCATGTGATCCATCCGGTTGCCCTCTCTCAGCCCTGGTACATCGCCAACATGCCGCCGTTTAAGAGCGCCATCGAGGACCGCAGCCTGATCATTCCCGGGGACGGGGACGTGCTGGACGATTTCCGGGCGCTGAAAATGGAGAAGGGCGTGGCCAAGGTGCCGGAAAAGTATCGCCGCAAGGGGCGTGACGGCGGTCAGCGTCACGGCGATGCGGCCATTGCCGCAGCGCTGGCCTGGTACGCGGCCACCAAAATTGACGCGGCGGTGATGCCCCAGGTGACCACCGCCCCGGCGACCCGTAATTCCCACCAGGCCTACCAGGGCCGCATCCCGTTGGAGGCCTACTGATGAGCGGCGTCTGGACATCCCCGACGGAGTTTAAAGAGTTCGACGCGTCGGCCCTGACCAGCGAGATCGCCTCGCGCTCCCGCGCCCAGGGCATTATTGATATGGCCCTGCTGCCCGATCCGGACGAGGTGTTGAAAAAATTAGACAAGTCGATCCCCGTTTACCGCAGCCTGCTCACCGACGCCCACGTCTGGTCCACCGTGCAGTCGCGCAAATCGGGCGTTTTGAGCGCCGAGTGGGGCATTGATCCTGCGGGCGAGGGGGCAGGTAAGGGCGCCAATGAGAAAGCGGTGGAAATTTGCGATTTGGCCCTCTCGCGCCTCGACGTTTACCAGATCATATCGGAGATCCTCGACGCCGTGCTCTACGGCCTGACGCCGGTGGAGCTGGTATGGGAACAGGCCGACGGCTGCTGGCTGCCCGCACGGGCGGAAGCCAAGCCCGCCGAGTGGTTCAAATACAACTCTGAAAACGAGCTGCGCTTTGTCTCCGCCGACGATGAGGAGTCGGGCGAGGCGCTGCCCGATAAAAAATTCATCATCGCCCGGCACCACGCCACCTACGCCAACCCCTACGGCGAGCGCACGCTCTCCCGCTGTTTCTGGCCGGTGGCCTTCAAGCGGGGCGGATTCCGGTTCTGGGCGACATTTTCCGAAAAATACGGGATGCCGTTTCTCGTGGGCAAGGTGCCCCGTGGCACGGGCGCCCCGGAGCGGGGGAAGCTGCTCTCGTCATTGAGTCAAATGGTGCAGGACGCCGTGGCGGTGATCAACAACGACGAATCCATAGAGATCATGGAAGCAAGCGGCAAGACGGCCTCGGCGGACGTGTATGAAAAACTGATCCAGACGGCCAACCGCGAGGTATCCAAGGCGGTGCTGGGCCAGACCCTGACCACCGAGATCGACCGGGGCGGCAGTTACGCGGCCACGAAAGAGCACATGGAGGTGCGCGGCGACCTCGTGGATCAGGACAAGCGCATGGCGGCCAACGCGATGAATGCGCTCCTGGCCTGGATTACCGCTCTGAACGCCGAGAGCGCCGAGCCGCCGGTATTCCGATTTTTTGAAGGCGAAAATTTACAGGCGGACCGGGCCGAGCGGGACGACAGGCTGGTCGACCAGGGGGTGCGCTTTACCAAAAATTACTACCAGCGCATCTACAACTTAGAGGATGACGATTTTGACCTCGCCGACGCGGCCGCCGGCGCGAACCGGCAAAAACTCTCCTCCTTTTCAAGGAGGAGTCCCCGCCTTAGGCGGGGGAGGTGGTTTCCCGGCGACGATAATTTTATCGAGTTCGCCGAGGGCCGCCAGGCCGAGGTGGACGCCCTGGCCGACAACGCGGCACGGGCGGCCCATACATTCATCGACGGCTGGATCGAGGCGGTCAAAAAACATCTGACAGCGGCCAAAAACCTGCGGTCCGCCGGGGAGACCATCGCGGACCTGTATACCCACGACAGTCGTTTTGCCGAGGCCCTGGCCGATGCGCTGCTTGCGGCGGACCGCGTCGGGGTTGACTCCGTTAATGCGGAGTTGGGTGACGATGACGGGGCGGGTGATTTCGCCCGTCGGCATGGGAATGCCGACCTACACGACGCGGGCCGGGATTTCGCCCGTCGGCATGGGAATGCCGACCTACACGACGCGGGTCGGGATTTCGCCCGTCGGCAAAAACTCTCCTCCTTTTCAAGGAGGAGTCCCCGCCCCGTGCGGGGGAGGTGGTTTCCCGGCAGCGGCAATTTCATCGAATTCGCCGAGGCCCAATGGGGCCCGGGCAAACCCTTCGAAGATGCGGTAGCCTTCTTCAAGGCCCGGTCGTTTACCATCGCCGGCGTCTCCAACGCCGACCTCCTGGGCGACGTCAGGAGCGAGATCATCCGGGCGATGGAAAAAGGCCGAACGCTGAAAGATTTCCGGGCCGACGTGGACGCTGTTTTTGACCGCCGCGGCTGGACGCGGCTAAAGCCCCACCGGGTGCGGACGATCTTCCAGACGAACATCCAGGGCGCCTACCAGGCGGCCCGGCATCGTCAGATGACCTCCCCTTCGGTAACGGCGGCCCGGCCGTACTGGCGCTACGTCTCCATCGACGACAGCGCCGTCCGGCCCGAACACCGCGCACTCCACGGCAAGATCTTTCGCCACGACCATCCGTTCTGGTCCACCTGGTATCCGCCCAACGGGTTTAACTGCCGCTGCCACGCCCAGACGGTCTCCAAAAGGGAGCTGGAGCGCAACCACTGGACAGCGGAGACAGTGGACCCCACCGGCGGCCTCTTTGAGCCGGTGACGCCCGACGGCGTTACAATGCCCGCGCGGCCCCTGATGCCCGACCGGGGCTGGGACGGCGGCACCGCGTCGCTCTTGAAGGAGGTGCGAAAACGCGAGGCGAAGGGATTCCCCGATCAGAAATTTGTCCCCGCCGGGAACAACCGGCCGGTGAGCGGGATGGGCCGACCGAAGGGCGGTAAAATACCAGACCGGTTTTTTGCGAGCATGTCAAATTGGATTAAACCGATCAAGCACCGCATGGCCGAAGGCATGAGCCGTGAGGCGGCGCTGATGGGTCTGGAGGCGGACATCAAGAAGGTTATGCGGATATCGCCCAACGAATCGGTTGCGGCGCTGCGCAACCCCCTGGGCGAACTGGTCAAGGTCGATATGAGCGTCGTGGCCCACGTCCTCGAAAAAAGAAAACAGATGCGGGAACGCTACTTTGGCATGGTGCTGCAGGCCATAGAAGACCCCTACGAAATTATCCTTCAGGAACTGGTTGACGAGAAAACCGGCGACCGCCGGTTCCGGAATAAATACATTTCGCCCTATCGCAACACGAAAGGGGAGAAGCGCGTCCTGATGGTCGTCACTGATCCGCAACCGGAGTATGAGATGACCTGGACGGTATTTGTTGTGCGGGATATTGACCAGCAGCGTAAAGGGGTAAAGGTGCTTCATGGAAAATAGAAGAGACGGAATAGGCGGCCGGGCGCCACATCCGCGCTGCTTACCGGATTATCACCCCGGGCGGCTACCCGATAAACATTAACAACAAGCTAACCCAAACGTAAAGGTTTTGTCAAGTGCCCGTTGAAATGCGCATAGATGCCGACACCGAGTCCACGGAGCGCATGCTCAAACGGATGATCCGGGCCGGGAAGAACCTGCGCCCGGTGTTCGACGTGATCGCCGAGACCGGCCTGGCGTCGATCCAGCGCAACTTTGAAGTGGGCGGCCGGCCCGACAAGTGGAAAGGTTTGGCGGCCGGCACCCAAAAGCGCAAGGGCGGCCGTGGGCAGGTCCTGATCGGCGACAAGACGCTGTTGAGCGGCATCCACTACGACATCAGGCGTCGCTCGGTGACCTGGCAAACCACGCCTTTGGCCTACGCGGCGATCCACCAGTTCGGCGGCAAGGCGGGCCCGGGGCGCAAGGTGACGATCCCGCAGCGGCGATACATGTTGCTGCAAAAAGAGGACATTGAGGACATCCATGAATTTTTGGCCGAACACATTACCGGCGCGTAGGTCGGCATCCCCATGCCGACAATTCGGCGGCAAAGGGTTGCCGCCCTACAGAGGCCACGGTTTTTTCGTAGGTCGGCATTCCCATGCCGACGACACAGGGGGACGCTGATGGACTTCGCGGGCTTTGACGGCTGGTTCGAGATTTTCCGGGGCGGGAAGCAGACCGACTCGACCGGGAGCGAATACGACGGCGATGCGCTGATCAAGAGCGTTCTGCGCCAGTTTCGTCCGGGCAA